TAGACTACAGAATCCCAAAAGGAAAAAGAACATGGCGATGGTGCGATGGCAGAGGGGTGGCATTAGGTCTTTGCGTAGATGCGTGGAAACTGGAAGAGGTATGCAAATGAACGCAATCGAATTTGACAGACTGTTGCGACGATCTGCATTGATGCCCGACGCGCTCCAAGTGCAGGCAGCTAGGGACGTTCTTGTCTCTGGCATGACGCAATCGGATGCGGCGCGCAATCGCGGGATAAACGCAAGCAACGTATCGCGTGCGGTAGCGGCAATTTTAGCAGCATCCGCAAAACCGGTTAGCCAATGCCCGCTGTGCGGGAACTACTCTACGAAAGGGGAAAAGAATGAAAATAGGTGATGATGTTTTGACAGAATTGAGCGCGGCAATGGTTGTTAGACGCTGCTGCATTGAACGATAAATACAACAATTAACCAATTAGGAAGCAGAAATGAAACAGGTAACCTTTTTTGAATCTAATGTAAATTTAATTCACGTTGATAGCGTGATCGGGTCAGGATATGAGGAAAGGGTTGCTGAGCTTGCCTTGATTGATAAGGTGGCTTATAGAGCTGCAAGGAAGAATATGCAGATTCATTCAGCAATTATCCTCGAAATAGATGGGGATTTTTCAGGGTTCTTTACGTTCCAGATAAATCACGATGTTGGTGAGTTCTGCCTGTTGCAGTCGGCCATGTATGAAGATAAAAAGGACAAAGAGATATACTCTATGATGATTAAAAAAATCATTGAGAAAAATACTTTTGGGTATCCGATGGTTATGACCGTTTCAAGAAAGCATGACCTTGAAAGGCCTGACGTTTTCCATAAACTCGGGTTCAAAACGTACCTTGTTAAAAGCGACTTTGAATATATCGTTTTCGGTGAGCTTAGCCAGGTTAGAATGAAGCTCCTTTCCCACATTGCTCTAACAAACCTGTGGGAATCAACTACCGGTGAGTGGTTAAGGATAAAAAAAGATTGGAACGCAAAAATTGAGGAGGCTGGAGAAAAGCATGGAATACCTAACCCTAAGTTTGCCTCCCGCGAAGGGTGTTGGCAAGGCAAGAGCGGATTTGCTAATGTGGTTCTGTCAAAACAATATGTTGATGAAACAGGAATAAAAACTGACAGTAGTAAAACTCTAAACGGCAACGCTTCTGTTCTTGACCCTACTGCCTGCGAAATAATCGCGCGCATGTTTATGCCTCGCAATGGGAAAATGATATACAACCCGTTCGGCGGCGGCGTGCAAATGGGCTTTGTAGCTGGTGGGTGTGGATTCGAGTATATGTCATCTGAAATCAGGCAGAATCAGTGCGACGCGAACAATGCAATTTGCCAAGATTTTCATAACGTAAAATGGCACCGTTCAAATACCGCAGAATTTGTCCCTCCATTTAAATCTGACCTAACTTTTTCTTGCCCTCCTTATTACAAGGTTGAGAAATACATTGACTATGATGGGAATAGCCCAGAAGGCGAGCTTAATTCCTATCCTTCATACAATGAATTTAGGGATATGCTGTTTAAGGGTTATGAAAACGCAATTGAAGCGATGAATGATAATACGTTTTTTGTTGTTATGACCGGAGATAGTCGTGGGCCTGATGGTGGGTATTACGGATGTGAGGCAGAGCACGAATTGTTTTTTAAGAGTAAGGGATTATTGATATACAACCGCATTGTATATCTGGAATCCGAATTTACAAGACGCGCACAGGCCAAGAAAACCCTTGCTTCGAGGAAGTACCCAAAATGCGAACAGAAGATATATGCTTTTTTTAAAGGTAATCCTGAAAGAATAAAGGAGCTTTATCCGGCGATAGGCCGCCTATAATGAGGATGTATTCAGAATTGATAACACTTACAAAAAATTCAAGGGGGGTCTATTCTTTAGACCCTGTTCTTGGATGCGGTTCAGGGATGAAACTTGGAGTCAATGGGTGCTATTCAGAATGCTATGCCGCAAAAAACGCAAGATTGTACGGGTATGATTTTTCAATACCGGTAAAAAGATCGTTTCTCAATGATGCGCACGTTGCCTCAATAATCCGCGATATACGGCGCGCGGATATGCCGTTCATAAGGATGGGAACAATGGGTGATCCATCTGAGTTTTGGGGACACACTATATATATAGCAGAGAATGTTTTTTCTGCCTATCAACTCGAAATGTTCAGCGGCGCAGAGAAGCCCCTTGTTATTATAACAAAACACTGGAACCATCTTTCCGATGCTGAGGTAGGAAAGTTGGCAAGAATAGGTGCGGTAATAAACACGTCAGTATCTGCGCTTGACCGCCCAGACGTTTTACTTAATGCGTTACAACAACACTTTCGGCTAAAAAGATCGTTGAAAAGCATTCTGAGGGTCGTAACTTGTGACTTCAACAGAGATACACAAGACGGGCGCTATTACGATTCAATTCAAAACACATTACTTAATGAGCATCCTGTTATAGATACTGTTTTTAGGCCTTCAAAAAACAACCAGCTTATAAGCACAGGAGTAATAAAGACAAGGAGAAAAACTTTTATAAAATCTAAGCAAATTGTTTCAAAACATAACAAGCGCTCTTATATTGGTAGCTGTGAAAACTGCCCTGATAAGTGCGGGATAACAATGTAGGAGCAGCAGAATGACCATTGAACAGAACGAAGCGCGGGAACAAATCGCCAGGCAGGTAGAGGAATATATCAAGCGCGGCGGGAAAATTACCGTCCTACCGCATCAACAACTGGATCGGGTAAAGCTGCCCGTCCGCATGGCTAACGGAGGCCATAATGCACAAAATTGACGTTACAACGAAAGCCGGAATGGATCGGCTGGTTGAGCTGTATGCACGCAAGCCACTAAGCGCAATCATTAGAGAATGCGGCATGGATGAGACGGAGCGCAACCTTGAGCATAGGATAACCCGATACGTTAGAGATGGCGCGCTGATATATCGCCGGAAGCAGATCACGGAAAAGGTTCTACTGGAGCTTGCAAGTCGCGGTATATGCAAGGCAGAGGCGGCGCGGGAATTGCGCGTTACACCTGTTCAGATCGGTAGAGCGGCGCGGTATTTCGGCATACCATTTTTTCAGGGGACGCGAGGTGTGGCGGCTGTTGAGAAACCGGCGAAGTGGGAGCCTCCAGTTTCCGCAACGGCTCCGAAAGAGATTAGGGATATTCTGTCGAAACGATGGGCCAATGCCACTGCTGCAAACTTCAAACAAAAACAATCACAAAACTACATGTGGAGATAGAAATGAAAACTGAGATTATGACAATAACTCCAGATCTCGCTCAAAAGCTGCTTGCATCAAATAGTGAAAATAGGCCTATCAAAAAATGGTGGGTTACTGCTCTTTCTGGAGCTATGCGCAGAGGCGAATGGAAACTATCGCACCAGGGTATCGCAATCGGGCAGGACGGCAGGTTGTTAGATGGTCAGCACAGGCTTCTGGCAGTTGTCTCCTGCGGGATTCCGGTATTAATGTCTGTCACAACAGGGGTGGATTGCGATTCATTCATATCGATGGACGTTGGCGTTAAACGCACAGTATCAGACTCTACAGGGTTAGATTCCGGGGTGGCGTCCGTATCAAGAGCCATAGCTATGTACTGTTACGGAGGAACGATTACAACAGCCCAAGCGTACAAGGTAGCAAAATGTGGAGTTGAGGAAGAGGCGCTTTCTCTTCTAGCGACGTGCGGGACTGCCGTTAGAGTATTCTCCTCGACCGGATTTAGAGCGGCTGCAATAACGCTGTGTCTTGACGGACACGATCGCGAATACATCCATTCGCAATACCGCGCGCTTGTTCTACAAAACTATTCTGATATGTCGCCGTCTGTGATGGCTGCAAGCAAGGCGGCAACATTGGGCACGATAAGAACAAGCGACGCTTTCGGGGTTTTCTGCTACGGTCTAAAATGCTTTGACGATAAAAACATTGGAATGCATAAATTGCAAATGACGACACAGTTCCGTGACTATGCCCGCGAGTACTTGCGGCGCGTGATTTTGACAAGAACCGGAGATCTGTAGAGATACGATGCTGTCCGCCAGATGGTCGAGATCAGAGCATAAAAGCAGGTTTGTGGTTGGGGCATAACCAAAAATGTAACCGGTAGCGCAGCGTATCCGGTTGACATAGTTATTATGCGCTGCACAAACTAACTTAACTTTATAGGTGATTTATGGCTGAGAAAACATTGCACAACTCGACAGTAAGCGGAGCTAAACAAAACGTATCAGATTTAATTGTTTTTGGCGATGGTGATACATTTAAGCTGATATGCAAAGCAAGTAGCAAAGCTGAAGGATGGATGAAGTCAACAAAGGCAATGCAGATTGATGGTGTTGGTTGTGTTGTGCAAGTGACTACACAGCAAGGTGATAACGTAGCAGAAGCAATTACCTTTGTGCCAGGCATTAAGATTGAATTGATTGATGGCGATAAAGCCAATGGCCGTAAACTTGTTGCATTCTGATAACGTGCGCCGCTACAAATGGGCGCATAACCAGAGTATTCAGCGCGTAAGCGCAGCGAAGCGGAGCTTATCCGCTGGAATTAGTTGTTATGCGTGTAGGGCAGAAAGTGATGCTTATAGCGCCTATTGATTATGATACAAGCTGGCCTGCTCATATAGTGCCTAAGATTGGTCAGGTTGGAGTTATTACAGTTGGCATTGATGAGTATAATGAGTACGAGGTTAGTTTTGATGGTTGCCCTCATCCGGCAATAAATGATCCTGATTGGATAGTGCATAAAGACTGGATTATTCCGATTGATGATGAGAAGAAAGAAACCATTGCGTATGAAGAAGAATCACTATACGCATAACACCGACATCAAGTGTGGATGTTTTATTGGCGACTTATGCCCGTGCGACAACGCAAGTCTCACTATGTGCCTCGGTGGGGTTCGGGAATCTAGTGATGAAGGTGATACATGCGTTTTGCGTGTGGATTAAACCCATTGCACAACGGCAAGCGGAACGCGCAGTCCGCTTTGCTGCAAGTAGTTATGCGCTTAACTAACGATAAACAAAAGGTGATGACGATGAAAAGATTCGCGATGACTTGGATGATGTTTGTAATGGTATTTATGCCTGGATGCAAACCGACTGTATCTGAAACCAGAATAGATGACGCGCAAAGTTATATTGATGGATTGGAATACCTGAAAGCGAAGAATGGCTTATGTTTTGGCGTTGTTACTGTTTATCGAATTGGAACAAACGGCGCAGCCGCGCAAAATTCAATGATTACACATGTACCGTGCGACGCGGTGGGATTGTAATTCGCATAACCTT